CGCGTGCTGCGGGTCAATCGCGATCTGATGTGTCCTGATGGAGCGCCTATCAAAATCTTTCAGGATCCGCGGTGCAAGTCTGGCTTGTGCGGTTATACCTGCGCGCCTGAACGCTGGCGGCCGTGAATCTCTTTACGTCTTAAAGCACTTACACATCGTCTGCAGCGGCGCGGCGAACTAGTGCGAAACATCGCGCGGCGGCGTTCCCCACAACGCGAGCACCAGAAGGGCCGAGAGCACGGGCAGTTCGGGACGGTGCCGAGACAGCGTTCGCAGCGTTCGAGGCCGACGCCATCACGATACGTCGTCGGTTTCGTACGTCTCGGCTCGTGGATCATTGTCTGGCACCACGTACCACTCGGTCGTCTCGTCCTTGACAATATCGTAGTGGCTGCGCACTTTCCCCTCTGCATCAGGAAGACTGAACTCTCCCGCCTTGGCTTCTCTGAGCAGCATCTCGTACCGACTAAGTGATACAAATCGCGTCGTCATTCGTGGCTCGCTAGCAGGCATGAATGCAACGAGTTTACGATGCGCCGCCCGTATGGCCTTGCGGAAGGCGCGACGCCCGGCCGTGCGCGCCTCGCTGGTCGGTTGTTTTCATCCGTGAAGACGTTGTAGTGACTGCGCACTTTCCCGTCTGCGTCAACGCCGTTTCCCCACGAGTTTGCGATGCGCCGATCGCAGTGCCTTGCGGAAGGCCCGACGCCCGGCTGTGCGCGCGGCGCTGAACCTGCCGAACGGCGGCGGCAGACCCTGACAACGCCCGCATTGCATCGCGGCTGGGTTCGGCTCGTGACATAGCTGTGCGCTGCCCCCATGAAAACTCTGGCCGCAGAGCGTGTCAGCGATCAGGCGCGGACTGGTCTGATAGCATCCTGTGTCATCCCGCCAGTCCCACCACAACTGCAGGTTGGCGACAAGATGTACGAGTTTCGCGTTTCCGCTGGTCGAGAATACGTAGGGTGGGAACCGCGTGGCGTACCTAATCATGGCGGGCGGCCGGGCGAGATACAGTTGGGAGTTCGTCACTGAAGGCTCTTGGCCAGTTTAGCCACATCGGCGCAACACCGCGCCACAGTGACGTCGCCGGCGGACCACTGCTCACATAGCACAAGGAGTTGCTCGGTGATCTCCGCGCGAGCCGTCTCCAGAATGGCCTCAATCTCGGCGCGGCGTTGGGCAAACTCCACGCTCGGCCGGCTAGAGGGTTTGGATGGCGGCGGCGAGACCGCCGGGGGCGTGGCCTTGGCGCGTTGGCGGGCTTCCCGCGCCTGCGCCCGCTCGGTGGCCAAGCGTTCCATCACCGCAGTGCGCCGATCGATGGCCTCCACTTTTTTCGTTTCGAGCGCGAGCCGCTTCGAGACGGCCTGCCCCTCGATGGCGAACGATCGGAAGGCCGGCGCGAGCTTCGCCATCACCGATACCATCCGGTGTTGGCGAAGGTGCGAATCTTGGCGAGGTCGCGTTGCTGATCAGGATGGAGCGCGTCGTACTCCTCGACCGTCATGATCCGGATCTGCATGTCGTCGCCATAGACGAGCCGCTGGCCACACGCCATGCACCCGGTGATGTCGCCGGGCTCCGGTCGCCCTTCGCCACCGCCCACGAGCCCCCCTAAGTCCATCATGTAGCCGCAGTGTGGGCACATCGACGTCGGCACGATAGCGAAGGACGGCAACTTGGTCAATGCTCACCTCACAGCGGGAGGCCGTCCGGCCGCCGCGCGCCGTTCCCGTAGCCACGCAGGTGGCCCCACTGACTCGTCGTACACATCAGGAGGTACCCACGCTGGTCGCCTTCATCTTCACTGATCGCGTACGGATTCTCGGGCTGATCATCAAACTGATCTTGCCCAGAACATTCGAACACCGTCAACGCGAACGGCTTGGCCGTGCCGGTGCGTAACGACTGGCCCATGTCGCCCTTGCCGGTGTCGCGGCCGTGCTCGTCGCCGAAATAATCGAGGGTGTCGCAGATCCGATCTTGGTACTCTTTACACAGCATGCGGGTGTTGCCTTGGTGATGGCCGCCGGACAAGTAGTACCGCATCGCATACCACCAGCTAAACCGGTCATGGATGTTGATCGTCTGGTACGGGTCGGACCACACTTCCCCGCCGTCGCGCCACCATGCCAGCGCTTCGTTCATCCAGTGCGTGTAGAGCGGGATCTCTTTCGGGAGTCGCGCGGCCACATCGGCGATGATCGAGATGATCGGATTGCCGGGCACGTTCCACTGATCCATCTGCCAGCCGACGCACGCGAGATCGATGCAGCCGGCATCGAGCAGTTGCTTGATGTAGGGATCGAGCACCGGCCCCCAGTACGACGCGTCGGCGTCGGGACGAAACGCGGGTAGCTCGTTGGCGATAAACCAGACGTCCGACAGCAGGCCGAATTGTTCGCGCGCTTTTTTCGTGAGCGCGATGAACGACTCGATCGAATGGCCGTAGCCGAGCGCGTGGCCGAGACTGCGCTGCAAATGCGTGTAGCCGTACGACGCGTACCAATCCAGAAATTCGTTCTGAATGTCTTCCGGATAGTTGTCGAGCAGGCAACTCATAATGCAATCGGGGTTGGCGCCGTTGCTGCCCGGCACGACGGGCGCGCCGTGGACGCGGAGGCCGCAGAACTGGCCGCGGTAGAAGTCGAGCGTGCGGCCGGTGGGCGGCGTGAATGGCAGCACCTTGACGTAATCCTGCGGTTCCGGCCACGGGCCGAGCTGGGGACGCCGCATGGTGGGCATGGAGGGGCCGAGCAGGCTCCCGCCGCCGGCGCCGTGGGGACTCGCGGCGATCGACAGCACCCTCATGAGCCGGACTCCACGAGGCGGAAGCCGACGACAGAGGGACCGGCCGGGTCGGTGCGATAGACGAGAAACTCCGCGCAGCGATCCGCCCAGCACCACGGCGAGTCGGCGTCTTCGCCCGGCCGCAGATCACGGATCAGGCCGGTCGGTTCCACGACGAGCGCGAGCCCATTCTCGCTGTAGCAGATGAATTTGCCGGGGGCGCGGACGGACGGCTCATAGGTGCAGGGGATGAGTTGTGCGGTCACGTCGCTCACGTTCACTCGATAGGTGGGCATAGGCTCTCCCGTTTGTCGTGGCGACGGGCGAATTGTACCGCCTAGTGCAAGACGACTGCGTGCTACTATGGTCGAGCTATATGGCGCAACTGGTATCGGAGTTATATGACGCGCTGCGCGCGGCTGGCGTCGAAGATGACCTCGCCCGTGCCGCCGCGAAATCCGTCATTTCGATTCAGGATCGCGAACACCTCGCCACAAAAGCAGACATCGCGGATTTGCGCGTGCTCATCGCGGAGACGAAGACTGAGATCATTCGGTGGAATGTCATCACGATGGGCTTCATGACCGCGCTATTTTCGGGTCTGATCACCTTACTGAAATTGATGGCCTAGACACCTTTGCCTTCCCGCGGGCCTCGTTGCGATGGCCGTCGCGGCGCCACCGAAGTACCTCCCAGCATTTCAGGGCGACCGACTCCGGACAGATCGCGTCGGTGAGCTGCTCTAACTCGGCGTCATCCAACCCGAGCCAGTAGGGATCGCTGGCGCGGGCGGGAATGGTCGGGCGTCGCCTCGTGGTCTTTTTGCGCCGCATGTCTGAGCACCCGTTCCGCCGCCCGAAAGTACCACGCTTGGTCTTTGGCCGGCACCATGCCCCACAGGACCGTCGTGTGGCGCCGGGCGTCGCAGTCCGCAAAGTAGATGCAGGCGGCGAGTCGGTCAACGATCGCGTTGGGCTGTTTCATCACGTACACAACTACGTGGCAGGTGATCCCCGGTTCTCAGATCCGGAGTATATGCCCCTTTTCCGGGAAACCGGTTTCGCTGAAATTTCCGCGAAATATTTCCGGCGTTTCTGTGAAATCTGGTAAACTCGTCGGTATGTCCATCCTTGATACCGACCATGAACGCTGGCTCACGAAACAACAGACGGCCGACCAGCTCGGCGTCACCACGAAAACGGTGGAAGCCTACGCACGGGAACACCGGATGCGCTCGATCCCAAACTACAAACGGCTGACCGGCGGCGCCCGTATCACGATTTTTCACCCGGAAGATGTGCTCACTCTCGCGACGGCGCGAGATGCTGGCAGCGTGCCGGACGCCGTGTTGCCGGCGCCGCCCCTGACCGTGGGTCGCGTCGTGCCAGCCACGAGCCCGAGCGTCGAGATCCAACGCGCACCGACGCTGCCGAGCACGACGGCGGCGATCATCGAGGCGTTCACTGCCGCCTTAGAGCAGTCTCAGAAGTCTCGGAAGTCTGAGATTTCTGAGCTTTCGCAGAAACTCTATCTGAGTATTCCGGAGGCCGCGCGCCTGTCAGGGTTCACGGAGACGCGGATTCGCCGGCTGTGCCACGAGGGGAACCTGAAGGCGCTCAAGGACGGCGGCTGGAAGATCAGGCGCGCCGACCTGCTCACCCTGTGACCATCTCCAAGCAGTTCGAGCACCTTCAGCAGTTCGAGCACCTTCAGGAGGTGAGTCTGGAGCACCTACTGGCGCTGGTGCCGGCGGGCTGTCCCCTTGTGGTGTACCGGCTCGACAAGGGCAGCGGCTTCTGTGTCGCCTCGATCGACGGGCGTGATGAGTTCGCCGGGCGGTTTCAGGCGGTCGCCGGGTTCATCACCGGCTACGTCGCGTGCTGGCGGCGCATTCAGCCCACGCCACCGACCCACAGGACGGGCGATCGGTGAGGGGGGGGCCCCCCCCCTAGCGGAAACCGTCGCGCGTCGCTCCTACGGCATCCTCACGCGCTGTAGGGCACATCTCAGCCGCAATATTTTAACTAGTAAATTTATTAAATATTCGTAAAAATAAGACAGATACCGTGGGGCCATATCTAGTGTTTAGTACGAGTTACCTCACAATAGGAGCGGACAGTACATGTCTATAACAGTCATCTCAGTACGAATTAGACATGTCAGCCATTATCGACATCTGTCAGGGCTGACAGTTCCCACGGGCGGCCGGCATTTGGAGAATGCCCATAAGTCGTTACGCGTGTGTTAGGTTTCGAACAAAAATTAGGGTTTGGCCTTCGGGGGGGGGCCGAGTAGGGGAGGGCGCTCCGTGCTCAGCATCGACCCCGCATTTGACCACACCCCCCACCAGATACGGGGCAGCGAAGCCCTCTCAACACTACAACTTGACAACCGCGCTATAGTTGAGGCGCAAAAGAAAACGACCCATGAATGTGGTGTTCATGGGCCGTGCGGAGTGGCGAGGGAGGACAACCCATCGCCGAAGTTCAAGACGAACCTTAGCACGACAGGATCGTCTCGGTCAAACAAGTCCTCCCTCATCACTTCACTGACTTTTCCGCGCGGCTGTGCCGTGCCAGAAATGGTGTGAACTGGTGAGCCCTCAATCGGACCCGTCCCAACACAAGTCCATCGTCATCGGCTTCGACCTGATCAAGCGCATCCGCGATTCTAATTTAGACACCCTCGACAAACTCACCGCACTCGTCTTCGCCAGCCACGTCAACGAGGCCGGCTTAGCGTGGCCGGCGATCGAGACGATCGCCGCGATGATCGGCCGGGACCGACGCACGGCCACGCGTTGCGTGACGAAGCTGATCGAGTATGGCTTTCTCGAAGCCAGAAGCTCCCGTAAGGGTGGTCCCGGCCTGTCCACGATTTTCTTTTTGAACGCGGCCCCGCTGCGACGGGATCCGAAGCTGGATGCGCTGGCCGCCGCCCGCGAAGCTCGGCGGCGTGGATCGGGCCGCCTTGTGGATGAGATGGATGATAACCATGACACTGATGTCACGGTTAATAACCACGATAACCCTGACACGGGTGACAGGGTTAAAAACCAACCCTGTCACCCACGACCGCTAACCCTGACACCGGTGACCGCTAACCATGACACCGGTGTCAGGGGAATAGTACATAGAACAGTACAAAGAACAGTACAAGTACTAACCACCGCCGAGTGTACAGAACTAGATCAGGAGCAGGCGCGCACAGAACGCGCACCGACTCCAGATGTCGTTTCCGTTGTCGGTTGGGGGATCCGTTCCGCTGATCGCGCCGCTTTCGAAGCTGAACTAGCGACACTGCCGCTCCCTAGTCCATTCGCTTCGTCTAAGGCGGCGCGCTTCGTGGGCTACCGCGTTTTCGACCACCGGCCCGGCGCGGGCTTCGATGTCCATGCCGATCGCCTACTGACCAGACTTCAAAAGCTCGGGATTGCGTCGTCAATCGAGCAGTGTCGATCCGCGATGTGCGATGTCTACGACCAACGCGCGATGCGGGATCGCTCATGGGATCCACAGGTGGCGCGTGACCGCCGGGTAGGGCGCCGATGACTGAATGGACGCGCTTTCCCATCCCCGTGCGCTGCGGCTTTTGCGGGGCGACGCTCGCGCCGCACTCGCCCGTACGCGTCACGCACATCGCCACCGTCAAACGCGATTTCGTGCGCTGCGAAGACTGCGTGGGCGACGCGCCGGCCGACGTGCCTGACCACGAGCCGGCGCCCCGGCCGGCCCGTGTCGATGGATCGGTCTTACTCAAGGACGCCGGGGCGGGCTGGATGCCCTACCGCGAATGACTTGCAAGGTTCCACCGGACGAATCGATTGGCGACAGATGGGCGAGAACACCTGCGGCGTCAGAGGGTTGCCCGCCCTCGATGCAATGGTGCGCTCATGTCTCGCTTCTCCTGGGAGGGGTGCGCGTAGATGCGTCGCCAGCGATTCGTCCGGGGGGGAGGTGTCCATGCTGAGAACCAGTCTGAGAAGCACTTCCTAGAAGTTAGAAACATAACACTAGTGATTTCCTTAAGGAATTTTGCATAACCCCGCAGTCTGAGAAGCAATCATGAGAAGTCGAATGGCACAGGTGTTGCCGTGAGTCACTGGACACACGCCGACGTCGCCCGCGTGCTGGCCCGGCATACGCTCGCGACGCTCGCGACGGCGCCAGCGCCGCGCCGCAAGTACGGGAACACGAAAACGACGATCGATAAATTCACCTTCGACTCAAAAAAAGAGGCCGAGTTCTACCTACTCCTGAAGATGCGCGAGCGTCTGAAGGAAATCGACCATCTCGAACTGCAACCCGTGTTCGAGCTGTACGTGGAGCCACCCGGCCGCGGCCGGATCCATGTCGGGGATTTTACGCCCGACTTCCGGTACTGGGAACGACTGCCGGACGGGGGGGAAACGCTGCGCGTTGTCGACGTGAAAAGCGAGCCGACGAAAACCGAAGCCTATCGCCTCAGAAAAAAACTCGCCGAGGCGATCTATGGCATCGAAGTGATCGAGGTGTAACTGTGGGCCGACGAAAGACCACCAACGCGCTCCGCGAACTGATCCGCCACTGGCTCGGACGCGGCGTCGTGCTCTCACACAAGGACATCGAAGCCCTGCGCGACACGTACAAGCTCGCCGAGTGGCCCTGCTGCCGTACGTGCGGGCGCCCACTCTTGCCGAAGGACGTGACGGAAAGGACGCATCCCCATGAACGACGTGCATCTCCCGCTCGGGATTCTCGACCTTCTGACGCGCGTGGGCGAACCGCACATCCGCGTGCAGTCCCTGATCACGAGCCTGACCAACGCCCGGACGCGGCGGCGGGGTGACACATTGCTGACGTTTGGCACGAACCAGATCACGGCGACGGATCTCGCGTTGAACCGGTTTCCCATGACCGGCTTCATCGTCTGGATCCCGACACTCCGCATCCACGACGCGCTACGCGCCCCGGAAATCGTCCGCGCACTGAACGAGGAGACTCCCCCATGTTGACCATCGCGTTGCTCCTTGGCTTGGCGGCGTTCATCGTCACGATCATGGCGGCGCTCGGGCGCGCAGCGTTGTGGATCGCGGTCCTGCTGCTCTCCATCGCGCTCTTATTGCAAAGCATCCCACTGCGATGATGAATGACCCTTATCAGCGGCGGCACTGGCAGTGTGGATCCTGCGGGTGTTCAGGCATGATCCTGCAACACATCAAAGACACGCCCGCGATAGCGGCGTGGCGACGGGCGCAGTCGCACCATGCCCAATGCCAGAGCCGCGGATGCCGCCGGTGTCGTGGCGCGCGGCTGCAGTGGTTCACCACATCTCCCCCCACGGAGCGCGAGCCATGACTGATCCACTGATCCCCCGCCTTAGAGCCTAAATGAACCCATTTCAGATTGACGGTCCAGCCGTGATTTCGTTCTCAGGAGGACGCACGAGCGCCTACATGCTGCGACGGATTCTCGATGAAGGACTCCGGCCAGATGTGCATGTGCTCTTTGCCGATACGCTCAAGGAACGAGTGGAAACCTATCGATTTGTGAACGAAATCGCGAGGCAATGGTGTGTGCCGATCGTGTGGGTCAAACGTGAAGGCGGCTTTGAACAATTGATTACGGATCGCGGATTGCCGAATCCGGTGTTTCGATTCTGCACGCAGGAACTCAAGATCCGCCCGATGCGCGATTGGATGCGCGGCCGTGGGTATGAGCACTGGACGAACGTAGTCGGCATCAGGGCCGATGAGCCTCGCCGTGTCGCCAAGATGCGAGCGGCTGACGAACAGCGACACGAACGGTGGAGTATCACATTACCGTTAGCTGATGCCGGTGTCTCCGTGGTGGATGTCATGGCCTTCTGGGACAAACAGCCCTTCGATCTTCAACTCCGGCCGCATGAGGGCAATTGCGATCTCTGTTTCCTGAAGAGTCCCGGTAAACGTCGCCAGATCATGCGCGATCGGCCCGACTTGGGCGTCTGGTGGATGGAGCAAGAGGCGCGTATAGGCTCAACCTTTCGGAAGGACACGCCCAGCTATGCGGAACTGCTCAATCAAGGCGATCTGTTCGCCCCGCTCGGTGAATTGCAAGATTGCTTTTGCACAGATTGAGGTGTCCATTGACTGATCCGCTGATCCCCCGCCTGAGAGCCCTACATGAGTAAGCCGCGTGCGACGACGTTGTCAGGACGCATCGTGCCGACACGTCTGGGTGAGATGGTGCGGATCTATCGCACGATGCGAATGCTGTCGCTCCGCGATCTCTCGGCTGAGACGAAGATCGGCCACGCCACACTGATGCGAATTGAGCACGGGCAAGCATTCGATGTCGAGACATTCCTCAAGTTGTGGAAGTGGCTCAGTGAGGCGAAATCATGAGTGACGCTGAATTAGTCCCCCGCCTGAGAGCCTTAGCGCAGCAGATGCGAGACGCGAAGTCTCGATGGCCACACTCCTACGGCTCGCAGGATGTGATTTACGCCGATAAGGCTGACGACTGGGCCGACAATATCGACGCCCTGCTCTCCGCGCACGAGGCCGCGACACCAGCACCACGGCATACGACAGCGTGTCGTGCTTACAGCAACTACCAGCCGCCTTACGAGGACTGCACTTGTGGGGCCGAGGCCGCACCCGTGGAGAGGCCGGACGCCGAAAGCGTTGAGGATTGGATCGTGCGGGAAGCTCGCGCTATCAGCGGCCCACGCACACACCTACAGGACTCAGAGGCCGTAATCCAATTCGGACTCAGCGTGGCACGGCGCCTCGCTGCCCTTCCCCCGTCCACGGAGCGCACATGAGCCAAGATGTATGTCCGCATTGTGGATTACCGCCTGTGCTGCCTGAAGTCTGCACACCTGAAGTCAATGCCGCGATTCAGCAGGGCATAGAACGTGACGGCGAAATGTTCTATGACGGCATGAAGCATGAGGCTGCACATCAGATCATCGCCAAGTCCACGGAGCGCCCCACATGAGTGCGCTGGACTTCCGGGGACCGCACCGCGAGTTCCTGCACGACAAGACGGCCGAGATCGATTTGGAGGAGACTCCCCCATGTTGACCATCGCCTTACTCCTTGGCTTGGCGGCGTTCATCGTCACGATCATGGCGGCGCTCGGGCGCGCAGCGTTATGGATCGCGGTACTGCTGTTGTCCATCGCGCTGTTGCTGCAAAGCATCCCACTACGCTGATGCCTGCTGTGATTCGCTGCATCGCTTGCGGACGCGAGAAAACCGTCTGCCCCTCAGAGGCTGGCCAGCAGTTTTGCTCGTGGGCATGTTCTCGGGCAGCTCGGCGCAAGCGTGTGCGCGTGTCCTGCGCAGCGTGCGGCGTTGCGATGGAGTTGAAACAGGACAGGATGGTCGCTAAGCGCGTCTACTGCTCTCGCCAATGTATGGCGGTTGGTCAGCGCGGCGGCCCGCGGCTGGATCATCGGGCGGCTCTCGCCGCTGATGAATCACGCACGAAAAAATGCGCTCGCTGCCATATCGGGCAAATTCAGCGCCGTTTCAGATGGCTCAAACGACACAATCGCGGGAAAGATGAACGGTTTCGCGATGCGTGGTGCATCACATGTAGGAGTGAATACAAACAGACGCCGACACAGCGGAGTAAGAGTGCTGGACGACAGAGAATCAGGCGATTGAACGATCCGGCGTTTCGAGAAAATGGGCGGTTGAAATCAGCGGCATATTATGCGAAGCATCGCGACAGGATAAGCACTCAAATGAAACGTCAGCGAGGAATCGTCGGCAAAGCCGAGGTCAATGTCAAACATCTCGATCGTCGGCTCAAAGCTAAATTCGGGATAACGCTCGCGACCTACCGCGAGATGTTGAGCCATCAGAATAACTGTTGCGCGATCTGCGGTTGTGAGGATCGGACAAAAACGCGTCGGCTCTCCGTTGATCATGATCACGCGACCAATAAAGTGCGGGCACTGCTATGTCATCACTGCAACACCGGACTGGGCAACTTCCGAGACAATCCGGCGTTACTGTTGAAGGCCATTGAATATCTCACGCAGCACAAGGCGTCCTGAGAGGGCTGGCCCATGCTGGAATTTAGAGGCAAACATCTCGAATTTCTGCGCGATCGCAGTAGCGAAATAGATGCGGAGGGCGCGCTCAGTAGTGGAAAAACTGTTGCGTGTTTATGGAAAGAACTGGAGGCACTGCGCCGCCATCCGGGGATCTGGATTCTGATCGCGCGCTACACCGGCGACGCGACCGACACGTTGCTGCGTCCACAGTTCGAACAGCTCGCCCGGCTGCACAACACGACGCTCAAGTGGAACGACGATGAGAGCGCGTACGACACATTGAACGGCTCGCGCGTGTTTGCGTTCGGCCTCAAGACGCAATCGTCCCGCGCGGAAGATCGGTACGCGAAAATTCGCGGCCTGCCCGTCTCGCGCATCTACGTGGATCAGGCCGAGCAGTTGCCCGCCGATCTCGCGCTCGAACTTCGCGCCCGTCTGCGTCCCGACATCGAGGCGCGCGTGCGCGGCAAAACCTATCCGCGGCAACTGACGTTCAGCCCGAATCCCTGCAATGAAGAACACTGGCTGGCGAAACAGTTTCCCGAGAGCAACACCATCAAGGGCCGCAAGTATTACGCGTTCTCGCTGTTCGACAACGCGCACAACTTACCGGACGACATGATCGAGACAATGCTGACGGCCTATCCGCCGGAGCATCCGAAACACCAGACGGTGATCTTGGGCCGGCGCGGGCTTAACGTCATCGGCGATGCGGTGTACGAGAACTACTTCGATCGCGCTCGCCATGTGCGGGCCGTGCTGCCCACCAACGGTTTGCCGTTGTTCGAAGCGTTCGAGGTGGGACGTCACAACCCGGTGTGGATTGTTGCGCAACGATCGTTCTACGGTGGCCTGACGCTCTTGGGCGGCGTGCTCGGCCGGCGCATGGCGCTCGAAGATTTTCTCCCGATCGTCGCCGAGAAGCGGCTCGCGTGGTTTCCCCCGGACGCGTGGACGTTCAAAACCTGCACGTCGCCGATGGGCGCGAAAGCGAAAGTGAAATTCGGCCGCTACACCATGCTGCGACAGCTCGAACAGGCCGGCTATCGGCCGGAGTGGCGCGACGGCGGCAACGCGCCCGATGTCCGGCTCGCCGTCATCGAGGAAATCTCCAGCTTGTTGCGCCGGCAGACGCGGGACCACGGGCCGGCGCTCAGCATTGCCGATGCGCCCGACCGCTGGCGCTCGGTGAGTCTGGACGGCACCGACAAGCCGATGGCGTTCGCCGCGTTCGCCTTCGAAGGCGGGTACGTGTGGAGTGAGCATACGATCAGCGTGTCCAACAAGGACGTCCGGCAACCGCACGAAGATGACGAGTACGCCAACGTCATGCACGCCATCGAACATCTGCTCCTGAATTTCTGTGTGGACGAACTCTCGGCGGACGAGCGCGAGACGCGCCGCCTGCGCGTGCGGCAGCAGCAGCGGCAGCAGGCGCCGGCGGTGCCGGATATCGCGCATAGCTGGATGGCACAGTGAGAACCTTCTGGCTCTCGTTTGGCGATCCCGACCGCCCCAAGGGCGAGCAATTTCTCGGCGTCGCCATCGTGGACGTCACCGACGCGGACGCCGCCCGCGCGAAACGGCTGGTCATGGCCCGCTTTCCCCATGCGCACTCGGGCTCGGAATGGATCGCCGCGGCGGGCCAAGTCGCATGGGCCACCGGCTGTAATCCCGGCGGCCAGATTCTGACGATCGACGTGACCGGCGAACACGAAACCGATAAGCTGCCGCGCAATCGTCTGTTGTCGAAAGCGGACCTGAGTGATCTCGGGATGGGCGTCGAGGGGACATGAGTACCATCAACGGCAAACTCGGACTCAAGCCGGCGGGGCAGCGGTCAATGATGAAGCTGCCGAAGGACCGCGCTCTGCGGAACATGGTGACCGCCGCGGTCTGTCCGCGCTGTGGCGTGCGTCACGCCGCGCTCTCGAAGATGAAACCCGATGCACTGTGGTGTCGGGCGTGTGCGCATGTGTGGCCGATGGAAGGAGGTTAACATGTTGAACGTGGTCATGATCGCGGCGACGATCGTGGTACTCCTCATGGGGATCGAGGCGAGCCGACACATCGTCGTCGGGCGTCGGCTCCAGCCGTCCACCTTGGAGCGGCTGCGTGCGCTGAAGCGGTGACAACACCGTGGGACGCCTTCGCCACGCGTCCCGAGCTATGACGACCCGGTAACAATCGGGTCACAACGAGGGGGGAGACAGGACAAGGTGGAAGGCATGTCCGCCACGACGCAACAACTCGCCCGGCTCGTACTCTCGCGGATTCAGCGCAAGCCGCCCGACGAGCCATTGACCATCGCGCAGTGGTTGGCCCGGTCCCACGCGGCGCATCTCGACTATCGCCGCGCGCACGATGATCGGCAGCACGCGCCGGCCGCCGTCGCCTTGGAGGAAGCCGCGGAAGCTCGCGCGCAAGCCGAACTCCTCGACCCGGATCATCTCGATGTCGCGTGGACCGACAACGGCGGCACGCATCCGGACGGGGCCGCCTCGCATGACGCCTTTCAGGAACCGCTGTTGCGGTTCTACGTGACCAAGCTCGATCTCGTGCGGCCCGGCGATCCGCCGATCCCGCCCGAGGAACCCGCACCGAAACTCACGACGCATTAGCCACGCGTCACGTCCCACGTCGTTGTCACGTACCTTGAACCGGGGGGCTCAGGACATGCGATGCCCCGCTCGCGCACCGACATCACCGACTCGATCGCCGATGCGATCGACTGGCTGAAATTCACGAAATCCGTCTTCGACGCGCAGCGCAAGCGCGAAAACGAAGATCTCGAATTCCAAACCGCCGAAGGCGCATGGCCGGATGACGTCAGCCGGCAACGCGCGGCCCAACCGCCGAGCGGGAAGCTCCCGGCCCTGCCGGCGCGGCCCATGCTCTCGGTCGCCTCGATCGATGAACCGATCGCGCTGGTGGCGGCGGAGGAGCGCAAGGCCCATCTCGGCGTCACGATTCATCCGCTCTCCGAAGAGGCCACCGACGACACCGCGCAAGTCTTGCAAGGCTTGTATCGGTCGATTGAAACGGATTCGCACGCCTCGAACGTGCGTTCGTGGTCCTATCAGCGCTCACTCTGGGCCGGCTGGGGTGTCTACCGCGTCAGCAAGCAGTTCGATCCGTACGGCGGCCATCCGTTCGATCAGAAAATCGTGCTCGAACGGATTCTGTTTCAGGCCAACGTCTTTCTCGATCCGTTCGCGCGCAAACCGGATTGGTCCGACATGCGCCGCGCGATGGTGGTCGATGATCTCCCGTGGCCCATCTACAAAGAGAAGTACCCGAAGTCGCAAGTCGCCAAGTATGGGATGACTGGCCTCGAAGACATCAGCGCCGAATACCCCGAGTGGGCCAACCGCGGCGACAAGGACGACGAGACGGCGACCGTCCGCATCGTGGAGGAGTGGCGCATCGAGGTGACCGAGTTGCGGCACCTGCTCCTCGATGATGGCAGCACGGCGCGGGAGGACCACATCCCCGAGGGGCGCATGGCGGTGGAAGGTGACGAAGCACGGTACGCGATTGAGGAAGTCCGGCGCGTCTTCTGGCGCGTGATCAATGCGCGCGAAGAATTGGAACCCGAACAGGAGTGGGATGGCCAGTACATTCCGCTCATCGCGACGATCGGTCGCGAACTCCAGCCCGTGAAAGGCAAACGCCAGTGGCTCGGCATGGTCAGTAACGCGAAGGACGCCGTGCGGCTCACCAACTACGCGGCCAGCGGCGCGATTGAGATGGCCGCGCTCGAGCCCCGCGCGCCCTTCGAACTCGATCCCGAACAGATCGAAGGCTACGAAGCGTGGTGGGATCAATCCAACCTGCGCAACTTCCCGTACCTGCCGGTACATCGCTTCGTGCGCGGGCAACCCGTCGAACCGCCGCAGCGCGTGCAAGCCGACGTGTCGCGCATGGGACCGTCGATGCAGCTCCTTGGCATGGGCCGCCAGTTCGTGCAGGCGGCGACCGCGATCTATCCGCCGGCGCTGGGCGAGAACACGCCCGCGCATCGCAGTGGCCGCGCGATCACGGCGCTCCAAGATCAGAGCTTGCAAGCCAACACGCCGTACTTGGATAACCTCGCGTCGGTGTCGATGCCGTACGAGGCGACCGTCGTGCTCGATCTGATTCCGCACGTCTACGATCGGCCCGGTCGCGTCGCGCGCATTCTCGATGATCAGAATCGCAGCCAACAAGTCGTGCTCAATGCGCCGTTCACGCCGGATCCTGCCACGGGTCGCCCGCGGGCGCTGCCCACCGGCACGCCTGATGAGCAATCGCTCGCCAGCCGCATGGTGAACGATCCCAACAACCCCGCCAAGCAGTACGACCTGAGCAAAGGCCGCTACGGCGTCAGCGTCACGATCGGGCAGGGCAAATCATCGCGGATGCAGGCCGGCAACGACGCGATCAGTCAGCTCATGCAAGCGGATCCTGCGCTGGTGCCGGTGCTTGGGCCGGAGTGGGCGAAGTTCCAAGATTTCCCCGGCTCCGACACGATCGCGAAACTGTTGACCAAGATGCGCGATCACATGATGCCGTGGCTCTCGGATCAGCCGATGGCCGCGGCGATGGATCCGCAAAAGCTCATGGCCGAGAATCAGCAACTCAAGCAGCAACTCGGGCTGGCTGGGCAGACGCTCCAGACCAAACAGATCGAGCAACAAGGGAAGCTGCAAGTCACGCGGATGCAGGAAGACGCCGAGACGCAGCGGGCGCGCGAAGCCAACGAAACCAAGATCACCGTCGCGGCGCTCGGCTCGAAAGTCGAATCGCTCTCGAACCTCATGCAACTCTTCATGGAGGAGCGGGGGAGACTCGGCAGTCAGGCGCATGAGGCGACGCAATCCGCCCTCGATCGGACGCAGGAGGGGCAGATGGCGGGCGGCGACGCGCTGCAGGCGGCGTTGCAGCGCCGGCACGATGCGACGATGGCGTCGGGGCAGCAGCAGGCGACCATGCAACAGGCCGTGCCGCCCGGTGCGCCCGCGGGCGGCCCGCCCGTCCCACCAACGGGACCGGGGGAGGGGAACGGTCAGCCACCGCTGGGGTGAGCGATGGATCGTGACGTGCGGGATTTTCTGACGGCCCTGCTCATCCGCGCACTCTTTATCAGCGCGATCGGCTTCTCGCTCGGCTGGTTGTTGATCGGTTGATCAGTCACCACAGGGTATAGCAGAGATATAATCGCCTTCGTGAAATACGCGGTCGTAATCGAACACGCAGGTGGGAATCACTCCGCGTACGTGCCTGATCTCCCCGGCTGCATCTCGGTCGGCGACACGATCGCCGAGACGGCACACAATATCCGTGAGGCGATCGCCCTCCATGTCAACGGCCTCCAAGCTGCGGGCGAGCCGATTCCCCCGCCAACGACGCACGTGGGGTTTGTGGATATGACCTTGACAGCCTGAATCGTCGGCAGTAACCTCCTCAGCCTCCTCCCCGTTCGGGCGTTCGAGGGTTTTTGCCACGGTTCTCGTCGGCCACTCCGAATCAAATCCGAGCCTTTGCTCCTGCCTCGACGCCTGTACGCGTGGCGGTCGTGCGTCCAGTCGCCGTCGTGCGCCCGGTCACCGCCGCCGCCGTCGCGCGACCGGCCGTGCCGCGAGCGATCGCGCGTCCCGCGGCATCGGCCCGTCTGGCCACCCCGCGCCGCGGCGCTCATCCATTACGTAATTTAGGTACGTTCGCGCATCAACGGAAAAAGTGATGGCAGACGACGACGCGACCATTGATCCGACCGCTGAGGGGGAATTGTCGGTCGAAGAATTTTTCGAGCGCGGCAACGCGCGGGATCGCGGGGATGAGGTCGCGCCGCCGGAGCCGGCCGCCGCCGCCCCGGCTGAGCCCGCGGATAAAACCAAGCCGCGCTCCTCCCCGACGCGCCGCAAGGGATCGATTCAATCGGAGATCGACGCGCTCACCACCACGAAGCATGAGACGCGCAAGGAAGTCGAGGCGACCCAAGCGGAACTGGCACGGCTGCGTCAGGAATTGCGCGAGCTGCCGCGGGCGCCCGTCTCGCCCAACGGCACCGGCGCGCAGGCCCAGCCCGCGGCGCCGCCGCCGGCGCCGCCGCGCCAGCCGCAAGCCTTCGTGCCGCCGCCGCCCGAGCATGATCCGGAACCGCGCCTCGAACAGTTCGCCGGCGCCGCGGATCCCTACAGCGCATGGTCACGGGAGACGGCGCGCTGGGACGTGCGGCAAGAACATCGCCGCATCCAAAGCGCGCAACAGGCCCACGCGATGTATGCCACGCGCACCTCGCGCCTCACTGACAAACTCGCGCAGTACGAAACGTCGCATCCGGGCTTCTCGGCCGCGCTGCATCCGGACGTGGCGAATATCAAATTCTCCACCCCGCGCGAATATGGGACGCCGATCGGCGATCTGATTGTCGATTCGCCGCACACGGCGGCGCTGCTCGAATACTTCTCCAGTCATCACCCCGACTTTCAGCGGATCTCAACGCTGCACCCACTGCTCGCCGCGCGAGAATTGGGCAAAATTGAATCCCGGTTTGACGCCGCCTCCGCTGGCCCGACGTCCAAGCCACAGCCAATCAGCAAAGCGAAACCGCCGAATAAGCCAGTCGGCAGCTCGCCCGTGATCAGTGACGACGCTGAGGACGAGGCCGAGTTGCCCGTGGAAGAATTTTTCAAACGCGGCAACGCGCGAGACGCTCGATCCTCCGGTCGCCGCTGATCGCTTGAGACGCCGGGAGGCGTCTCGGGAGAGAAGCGCGCATGAACACTGTAGCTACGCCGCTCTGGACGACGAAAGAGACGGCCCGGTACTTCGTCAATGACTTGACGGTGCTCGCAGACGGGAACGTGAACCGCGACTACGATGACCAGTACGTGGTCGCCGGCGCGAAGGTGGGCAACACCGTCAACGCGCGCATGCCCCAGCGCTTCCAAGCGATGGACGGGCAGGCGCTCCAACTGCAGAACATTTTCGATCAGGTGGTCCCCATCACCCTGACGAATCAGAAGCAAGTCGCGTTCGGCTACTCCAGCGCACAGGCCACCACGGAGCTGGACGACATTCGCCAGCGGTATGCGCAGCCCGGCGCCGAAGCGCTGGCCAACGCCTGCGAAGTGCTGTTCTTTCAGGCGGTCTATCGCGACATCTCGAACAATGTCGGTGCCCCCGGATCCACTGCAGGCTCGCAGACGCTCTACCTGCAAGCGGGCACGAAGCTCACCGATCTCGCGACGCCACTGCGCGGACGCAAGGCCGTGCTCGATCCGCTCGCGATGCAGACGCTCGCCGGCAGCACGTCTACGTTGTTCAATCCGAGCGCGACCATCAGCGAGAACTATCGGATGGGCATGTTCGGGCGCCAGCAGTTAGGCATCGACGAGTGGTATCAGGATCCGGCGCGGCCGGTCCACACCACGGGATCGTTCACCGCCTGCACGCCAGTGGTCAACGGCGCGAACCAGACCGGATCGTCGTTGAACACGAACGGCTGGGCGTCCACCGCGACGACGCTCAATCGCGGCGACACGTTCGTGATCGCTGGCGTCAATAGCCTCAATCCGCTGGCGTATTCGAGCAATGGCCGCTTACAGCAATTCGTCGTCAAGGCCACCGTCTCGGATGTGACCGGTGCGATCGCGGCGCTGCAGATCGATCCGCCCATCATCACCAGCGGCCAGTTGGCCACGGTCGATGTGTCGCCGGCCGCCGGCGCCGCGATCACCGTGACCGGCGCGACATCCGCGGTCGGCGGCACGCTCGCGGCGACCGTTTCCCCGCAGTCGTTCGTCTATCACCCGGATTTCGCCACGTTCGTCATGGCGGATCTCATCAAGCCGGGCGCGGGCGCGGAGGCGACCGTCGTGAACAGCAAAGCGTTGCGCTTCTCGATCCGCATGGTCGAACAGTACCAGATATCCACTGATCAACTCCCAACGCGTTTGGACGTCTTGGTGGGTGCCGCGACACTCCAACCCCGCCTTGCCTGTCGCGTGTGGGGCTGATCCGGATCTGCGATCCGTTTTCTTTTTGGAAAGGACGAGCACGCTTATGACATTGGCAAAAACGACGCTCGCGTCTCCGCTGGGCGTCAACGACATCGCGATGGTGGTCGCGTCAGCCGCGAATCTGGCAGGCGGCCGACTCGCCGAGATCGATCAGGAAACCGTCCAAGTCGTGCAGGGCTACACCGGCGCCAGTACCACGGTGCCGATTCTGCGCGGCCGTGAAGGCTCGGCGACGGCGGCGCACAAGAGTGGCGCGAACGTGAGCCACGGCACGGCGAGCGATTTTGCCTCGCCGGCGCCGCAAGCGATCGTGACCTACGCGGTGCAGCGGCCCCGCGTGGTCATCAGCGTGAGCGCCACCTCGACACTCGTGCTGCCCCCCGGCCCGAGCGACGTCGATGTGATCCTTAACGGCATCGCCGCGATCACGTTGACGATCCCGGTGCCCACCGTCGATATGGACACCTCGCGCCTCACGATTCTCGGCAACGGGATCGCGGCGCATGTATTGACGTTCACGGGCGGGCTCGGTGGCGTCGGCGCCGGCTACACGACGGTGACGAACAACGCGTCCGGCCCCACCGCGCTGATGGCGATCGCGGCCAACGGCGTCTGGGTGCCCCTCACGGCGGGCGGCCTGTCGGGCACCGTCGCGAAAGTGGTTGCAGGTATCGCCTGATCCCCCCGGTTCAAGGTACCTGTGGCTCGGTGTGGGGACGGTCGGTGTTGTGGCGACACGACCGACCCCACGCCTCCTAACAACACCGTGGAGTGTGTATGCCGATCGTCATTCCCGTCGAAAGTGCGTGGGGTCGAGAACTCGCGCGGTGGAACACGCCGCGCAATCGGTACGTGGAGGACTCGCAGGGCGAGACGCTGCGTGACGAACAGGGCCACCCGATCAAGGGCATGGGCGCGGTCGGCATCGAACCCTACCCGCGGATGCTCTACAAGGCCCAGAAAAACGCGCTCGGCAAAGTGCTCTGTCGCGACGTGATCCCCTCCGCCGAGTGGTATCCCGGCGACGAGCGCGCGTTCGCCGCGGCGTGTCTCGCGGTGGAGTCGTTCAATCGGCGCTGTGAATTCACCGTGCAGGACGAGGATCAGTACCGCCAGAAGATCCGCGACGGCTGGTGTGACACGGCGCAGGACGCGCTCGCCGCCCATGAGCGTCTCGAACAAGCGATCGGTAACGCCGCAGCGGAGGCCAACCATGCCGCGAAGCGGCTCTCGCAGCAAGCCCAAGATGAACTCGCCGCGGCCGGCGCGGAAACCCACCAGCACGTTACCGACGTCCGCGGCGTCCCGAAGTCGGTCCGCGGGCGGCGCAAAAAGTTCGCCCGTGTCGTCGCCGAGCCCGAAGGCCGCTGACATCGCACAGGAGCAGGAGCCATCCATGACTGACGTAAACGAGATCCCCGCCCCCGCGAGAGGCACCGGCCACCCGTCGCACAAGAAGGCCGGCCTGAGTGCCGAGCAGATCGCGGCGCTGTCCGCGGACGAAAAAGAACAGTTGATCGAGGAACTCGAAGCGGCGCTCGTGGAGCTGCGCCGCCCCGTGCCGCAGCCCTATCCCAAGTGGGTCGAGATCGGCGGCGTGCCGCAAGTCGTGGAGTCCCCAGAAGACGAGGAGCGCAAGACGCAGGCGGACGCGGCGTTTCACAAAGCGCACAAATCATGAGTAACACCGTCGTCGCCAATCAATATCTGCTCGGCACGCAGAGCGCGCCCATCACGACCGGCACCGGGAACTGGTGCGCCGTCGTCGGCGGCCCGATCAGTCTCGCCATCACCACGACGATGGTGGGCGCGGTGTCGGCGGGGACGATCCTCATCGAAGAAACCGACGATCCGCAGGATGGATCGATCGGCACGATGGCGCAGCTCGTGAGCATCACGGCAGCGGCCGGCCCCGGCAAACTCGTCAACCACATCCCGGCCGGTTCGTTCGGGTACCTGCGGGCGCGCATCACGTCGGCGATTGTGGGCGGATCCGCATACGTCGAGATCGCAGGATCGTGATCGCATGGGGACTGTTGCGGACATCATCTGTGCAAGTTTTCGGCGACTCAACGTCATCGAGAGCAATGCCGTGCCGTCGCCGGAGGATCTGGCGGATGGCTTTCTCCGCTTCAAGGCGATGCTCGGCCTCTGGCGGCTCCAGCGGTTGACGATCCCCTGCGTCCAGCGCGTCACGACGCCGATTGTGCCGAACGATCCGACCTACACCGTAGGCGTGGGCGGCGATCTGGCGTGTGCGCGACCCACGCAACCGCAGGCGCTAACGTGGACCCTGCTGACGGGCGCCGGCGCGCTCGCGCAGGAAACTCCCCTCACGCCGTTGACGGATGCACAAGCGATCGGGATCGCGCAAAAAAATCAGCCGGCCGCGCGGCCCGTCTTCGTGTGGTACCAGCCGGTCAACGGGCTCCCGCCCACGACGACGTTGGGCTTGGCCACGCTCTACCCGGTGCCGCTCGGATCGGGCCTCACGCTGTGTGTCTATGCGCCCATCGGCATCGACAACCCGGCGGCGACCAGTAGCACGCTGGTGGTGCCCGAAGGGTACGACCTCCCGCTGATGGATAACTTGGCGCGTGTGCTCTGGCCCGAGTGGCGCGAGAACGTGCCGATCGATCCGGAGCTGCGCGCGAGTGCGGTCGAGGGGCTCGGCTGGCTCAAAACCAACAACGTGCGGATGACCGACCTCGCGATCGATGCGACGTGGCTGTTTCAGGGCTTCGGCAATTACGACATCGATTCGGATCAGGGGAGCTAGATGGAGTGGCGTGGGTTTGTCGGCGGCTCGTACACGTCGGCGTCGCGCGTGGCCGATAGTGAGTTGCTGATGAATTGGTACCCGGAAGCGATTGAATCGCCGAATGCGGCGGTCCAAGCCGCGCTGTACCCGACGCCGGGCTTCACCACGTTTCTCAATCTCCCGAATGACACCGCCACGCGCGGCCTGTTCACGATGAATGGCCGCACGCTCGCCATCGTCGGCGGCACGCTCTACGGCATCAACGGCACGACCGCGGCGCCGACCAGTGCGGCGTACGGGGCGGTGGCCCATGATGCGAACCCCTCACAGATCGTGTTCAACGGCACGATCGGCAATCAGGCGTTCATCGGCAGCGGCGGCAATGGCTACTGTCTGAATCTGGCGACGAATGCGCTCACACAACCGCTCACGAATAAATCCACGCTCGTCGGGATGATCGATGGCTTCGTGATCAGCTTCGATATCAACACCGGGCGGATGTGGCTGTCGAATCTCAATGACGCCACGACGTGGGATCCGACGCAGTTCGCGCAGCGGTCCACCGCGCCCGATTCGTGGAAGGCGATGATCGTCGTGCCGCCGGACATCTGGGTACTGGGGTCGGTGTCGGGCGATATCTGGTACAACGCCGGCGCGTATCCGTTCCCGCTCGCCCCGCGCGTCGGGCTCAACTTCAAGTACGGCATCGCGGCGCCGTTCTCTGCTGCCGCGATCGGATCGACCGTCATGTGGCTCGCGCAGGCCATCGAAGGGACCGGCGTCGTCGTGCGCAGCGTGGGCTATGACCCGCAACGCGTGAGCACGTATGCCGTCGAACGCATGATCGCGCAGTACGCCCTGCTGCCCGGCGGAATCGCCAACGCGGAAGCGATGACGTACACCGACCAAGGGCATCCGTTCTACTGCCTCCGCTTCCCGACGCCCGAACGCACCTGGGTGTACGACCTCACGATGAACACGTGGCACGAACGTGGCTATTGGAACCCCGCGCGCAATCAATTCGAAGTGTGGCGCCCGCGCGTCCACACGTACGCGTTCGATCGCCACCTGATTGGCGATGACGTCACCGGCACGATCCAAGCGATGGATGTCACGTATGGGTCCGAACTCGATGGGTCGGCGATTCGGCGCGTGCGCCGGACGCCCGCGGTGTTCAGCGAATTCCGACAAGTGCCGATGCGTGTCGCGGAAGTGTTGCTCGAAAACGGCGTCGGCAACGCGGTGGCGCCCGGTAACGCCCCGCTCGTGATGTGGCGCACCAGCGACGACGGCGGGCGCACTTTCGGCCACGAACGACAGGCGGAGATCGGTCGCATCGGCCAGACCCGCGTGCGCGTCCGCTTCTGGCGGCTCGGCATCCCGCGCGATCGTGTCGTGGAACTCTCGGCGAGTGACGGGGTGCCGTGGCGGATCTTGGGGTGTTTTTTGAACAACGATGTGGCCACGTGATGCACTATGCAACTCGATCCCCCGCCGACGATTGCCCCGATCACGAATCCCAAGACGGGCGCGGCGACCGCGGACTGGACGCGCTGGTTACTCGCGCTCTTCGGCGTGGTGTCGTCGCAACCGACCGTGCTGGGAACGCGCGTCAACAAGACGGCGCAGAACGCCTCGATTGGCCTGACGGCGTTTCCGACGCCCGCCTTGACGGGGGGCTTGGTCCGCGTGAGCTGGTACCTGCGGATCACGACCGTGGATCCGGTCAGCAGTTCCGTCAGCGTGACCATCGGCTATACCGAGAGCGGGCTGGCGCTGTCGGTGACGACGACGCCGCTGACGGGCAACACGTTAGCGAGTGTGCTGACGGGTACGGCGCTGCTGATGACCGATCAGGCGAGCAGCGTGACGTACCGCACGACGTCTGTGAGCAACACGCCGGGCACGATGAAATACCGATTCGCCGCCGTGGTGGAGCAAGTCTAGTGCGCCGGCCAGCCACCCTCGCCGACGTCGAGGCGATCGTCCTGATGGGGGAGCGCTTCCGATCGCAGACGACGTACGCGGCCACCGTCGCGCAGTCGCCCACGTCGGTACGCGCGCTCACGACGCGTATGGTGAGCGGCGATGACAGCATCGTGTTCGTCGCGGAGGATCCGGCGAGCGGCGATCTCGTGGGGATGCTCGCGGTGCTGCTCTACACGCATTACATGAGTGGCGTGCGTAAAGCGATCGAACTCGTGTGGTGGGTCGATCCCGATCAACGCGGCGCGGTCGGCGTCCGTCTCTTGCGCGATGCCGAGGGCTGGGCGCGCGCGCACGGCGCGGAGGCGCTGGAACTCGTCGCCCCCTCCCCCCGCGTCGAACAGCTCTATGACCGGCTGGGCTACACGCCGGTGGAGCGCATGTATTTCCGGAGGTTGTAAATGCTGCTGTCCTTCGAGGAGGCGCGCCAACACCTGCACGAGAAAGGGGTCCGTGGGGAGATGGCGACTGACACGACGCCGGCGCCCACCGGACGGCTCGGGCTCGATGCCCTGCAGATCGCCGATGGCGTGATCCCGGATCTGCCCACGTACCGGGACGCCGTGCTCGCGTTGCCGTTTCAGACGGTGATGGTCGGGCCGCTGCCGTTTCACGGGATCGCGCCCTGTGAGGATCCCACGCTTGCCGACTGGATCACGGCGCGCTATCCGGACGCCCAGCCGCGCATGACGTTCTTTCGACAGAGCCCGGCCGGCCAAGTCGAACCCAACTTCCTCCACACCGACCGCGACATGGGCGACTGGTCGGGCATTCTCTACCTGACCGCGCATCCGCTGATCGGCGACGGGACCGCCTTCTGGCGCGATCGGATCACGGGCGCGACGGCGAGCACGGCGACCACGGCGGCCGACCTGTTCGCCGAAGGCGTGACGTGGCGCGACCCCGATCGGTGGGAGGAGTGGGCGCGTGTGAAAGCGCAACCGAATCGGCTCGTGCTCTTTCCGGCGCCGCTCTTTCACTCACGCGCCATCTTCGAGAACTACGGGACCGGCGACGAGGCGCGCCTCATTCAACTCGTGTTCGGCACCGGCTCGCTGCAGCGGAGGACGCCATGAGCGCCATCAGCGCGACGACGATCATCGCGATTGCGGGGGGCGTGGCCGGCGGCGCGGGCGCGGCCTACGCCGGGCACAAGATGGCCACCGCCGCCAAGGAAGGCGCAGCCTCGACGGCTTCCGCGGCGAACTACGCGGCCGATAAAACGTCTGCCGCCAACGCCGCCTCGCTCGCGTTCGAACAACAGAAAGATCGGGAGGCGCAAGCGCAATCGGAGGCGACGCAACGCGCCAACTACGACCAGTGGGCCGCGAGAGAAACGCGCATGAACGATATCCGGCAATCGCTCGGGATGCCGTCGCATCCAATCCCGGCCTACGTCCCGACGCTGCGGCCAGGCAGCGCGCCGTCGCCGACTCCGGGCGCGAGTGCGCCGCCGAGTGCGCCCGGAACACCCGCGCCGCCGAGCGCGAGTGGCCCCGCGCTGGCCACGGGCAATCCGACCGATCGCAACGTCATCCTCCAGAACCTCACCAACGTCTACAAGACGCTGGGCGTGTCGCCGACCGGGCGCGGCACCGGCCCGACCGACATCGAGTACATGGCCGATCAAGTGGCCAAGACGGGCGGCTGGACGACCGCGAACGCGGGCTACTGGCCGGATCGCATCAAGCAGGAACTCGCGAAGGCCGGCGGCGGCGCGGCCGGCACCAGTGCCGCGCCGGCCAACACGCTGGCGGCGTTTCTGCCGACCTCCAACATGGTCGCGCCGAGCGCCGTGCGGCAACCGCTGCCGTACCTGAATCCCAACGGGAACATCTATAACCCCACGATTGGGAGCTACACGCCACAGCAGTGAGGACCGCCAATGGCTTTCGATCCGAACCAGAACAATCCCGATCTCGTCTGGGCACCGGGTGCGGATCGCCCCTCCAACGAATATGCCGGCTGGCATTGGGATGCCGGGATGGGGATGTACGTTGCGGACACCACCGACCCGAACGTCAACAACCCGGATGTGACGTTTGATCCGGGGGGCACGGCGCCGAGCAGTCCCGATCCGGCCGGCTACCATTGGGATCCCAATATGGCGCGATACGTCCCGAACGACGTCGCGCCCGCGCCCGCGCCCGAGGCACCGAGCGGTGGTGGTGGGGGGGGTGGCTATACGCCGCCGCCCGAGACGCCCGCGTACACCCCGCCGGCGCCCTCATCAGGCGGCGGCTATACGCCGCCGTCGTACTCACCGCCGCCGCCCTCGCAGTCGGCGACCGATATCGCGGGGAATCCGCCGACCTTCAACGCGCCCGCGTATACGCCGCCGCCCGCGTTCTCCTATGGGGATTTCACCTCGCCGGTGGACAAGCCCGGCGCGTTCAGTTACGCCGATTTCACGGCACCGACCGCCGAGGATGTCTATAAGGATCCGAGTTATCAGTTGCGCTTCCAGCAGGGCCAGAACGCGATTGAAAATTCCGCGTCCGCCCGCGGCGTGCTCGGCACCGGCGGCACGATCAAAGACTTCATCAACTACGGCCAGAATTTCGCGAGCCAGGAGTACGGCAACGTCTACGGTCGCCAACAGCAGGACTACCTGACGAACCTCGGCAACGCCTACAACACCTACAAAACGAATTACCAGACGCAGTACGCCGATCCGTACAACGAGGCGATGCAGACGTACGGCGCGAACCGCGCGAACGCGATCGCCAATTACAACACGAACTACCAGACGCAGTACACCGATCCGTTCCAGATGGCCTTCGCCAACGCGCAGGCAGAACTCCAGCCGCAGGAACTGGCGTACACCTCGAAGATCGGTGCCGCGCAGCACGCGACCGATGCCGCCACCGCGTCGGCGCAGCACGACGCCGACCAGGCCGCACTCTACGGCTTCAACAACAAAGTGTTCGATGCGAACTATGGGTTGCAGACCCAGCAATCAAATTTCGACGAATGGTACCGGAAATTCCTGCTGCAGTTGCAGGCGTCGCAGTAACGGCTGAACCATGCCTCCGTTTCAATACCAACCGTATCAAGGTTCGCCCTACGCGAACACCATCGCGCAGTTACTCGCGCACCAAGGCGATCCGGCAGCGCAGGCCGCGCAGACGGTCGCCTTAGCGAATGCCCGCGCCGGCGAACAGGTCGCCAGCGCGTACGGCGGTGCGGCACAGGGCATCGCGAACGCCGGCAGCAACGTCATGCAAACGATCCTGCGGCAACAGGAGATCGCGCCGAAGCTCGCCGCGGACAAGATCGCGCTCGACAATCTGCAGCAGGCACAAGCCGGGAAAGCGGCGTTGAATACCGCGCTCGCCGGCGACACGTTAGGACCGGGCGAAGCAGGGCCGCGACTGCCCACGTTCCGGACGCCGGATCATCGGTACGACATTCCTGCGCTCAACGACTGGCTGGCGAGCCGCGGGTACGGCGCGCAGGCGCCCGATCTCCTCAAGACCGCCGAAGCGCAAAATGACTTACTCGATAAATCGCAAGCCGCACAGGAAGCGGCGGCGACGAAGCGGGCGATCTATATCGGCGGCGTCGCGCAGGGCGCGCTGAAAATCCATGAGCAGATCAACATGCCGCTTGATGGCGCGCTCACCTTCATGGCCCAGCAAGGACTGGACACCAAACAATTCACGCCCGAGCAATTCAACACCGTGCTGCAACGGATGCAGGCGTTGCCGCCCGATCAGCAGAAGGCGTATTTGCAAGGGTACGTGAGCAACGCCGATCGCCTGCAGACACCGGACACGGTAAAGGAAGGCGAGATCCAGTATGGCCGCACGTCCGGCGCCGTGCTGCATACCGGCGGGGAGAAACACGATCTGACGTGGCTCAAGATGGACGCCGCCAAGGTCGGGGGGCCAGACGAGACGCCGACCTCCAAGACGTCGGCGATCGCGGTCGGCCTCGGGCCAAAAACAGCTACGAGGCTTGAAGCACGAGAAGGATTCGTCATCAAGGGCACGACGAATATCCCGAATTACGACCCGGCGACCGGCTTGTGGTCATTCAATCAGAAACCGGTGCCCGCCGATCAAGTCGTCCGAGCCGCCCCGCAAAAAGATCCGATCGCGCAAGCCCTCGCAGCGCTGAATCTGCAAAACGCCCAGGCGAATCTGGATGAGAAGACGCGCCGCCGCTCCGACATCAAGGCCATCGCGGATGGCGTGGCGGATGGCACGCTACCCTCGGACCCCGAAGGCTTGCAGCGCAATGGGCTGTACGGCGATGTGCTCGCGGAACTCAAAAATCGAGGCGTCAACTACTCAGAGCTGCGACAGAACTATCTCGCGGCGAAAAAACTCATCAACACGCAGAACAGTCCGCAAGGCGTGCGGCTCGACATCGCCGTGCGCTCGGGCCTGGCGATGTATGACAAGGTGGATGCGTTATCGAGTCAGTGGGACGGGCTCGGCATCGGCATCCTGAGCCAAGCCAATCTGAAAGCGGCCCAAGCCGGCTACAAAGGCCCAGCCGCGCAACAACTGGCCACGCAGTTGACCGGGCAGATCGCGCAGTTGACCTCGGATGTGGCGACCGTCGAACAGAACGGCATGACGCCCACCAACGACGCGCGTGAGGTGGCGGCCCAGGGGCTCCAAGGCTGGTGGGGCGATGGGACGATCAAAGCCATGACGGCCCAAGGGCGGGCGAATATGCGGATCCGGGACGCCGCCCGCAAAGAGACGGTGCCGTTCGTGCCTGGACAAGCGCCGGGTCCGAGTGCGCCAGGTCCGAGTGCGCCCGTCATGTGGGAGCGCGGCCCTGATGGCAAGCCGAGAATCAAGGTCGGCGGCTAATGCCTGATCCGCAGACACAGACGGTGATCTTTGACGGGAAGCCCAACGTCTTCCCGGCCGATTTCACGCCGGCGGAGATCAGTGCGGCGCTCAGCACCATGCCCCCTGCGGCGGCCCCAGCGCCCCCACAGGGCTCGAATTGGGGAGGACCGGCCATGGTGGCTGGCGGTCAGGCAATCGTCCCAGCCATGGCGAAAGCCGCCGCAGAAGTGGCCACGAATCCGAACGTGCCCCGGATGGCCGGGACCGTCGCGCGCACAGCCACAACCCTCGGCGCGCTCGGTCATGGCGCGTACACAGGTAACCTGTCGGAAATCGTCGCCGCGCCGCTCGCCGGCTGGCAGGCCGGGAAAGGCGGCTATTTCCTTGGCAAAGGGCTGCAAGCCGTCGCCCGGCCCGTGGCGGCCGTGCTGGACGCCGTCGCGCCGTTTGCCCAGAGTTTGGCGACGATCGGCGGCGCGCAATCGTTTCTTGATCTGGCGCAGATGGCCAACCCTAAGCGGACGGACATCGGCACACTGGGCGTGAGTGTGGGGGCACCGCGATCGGAGGCCGATAAGGCCGCCCATCCGGCCCTGGTGAATATGCTGGCCGGGAAGGTCCAAGACGGCATCGCCGCACTCATGCAGTACGGCCTGTCTCGTGTCGATGCTGTCAAAGCGATTACGGATCGGATGACGGCCTCACAGTCGTCCGCGGCGTCCCGTCCAGCGGCCGCGCCGGCTCCACCACCCGGCCCGCCCAATACGGTGGCGGATTTCCTCCAGCGCGATTAGGAGAACGACTTGGCCACTGGCACTTATGCACCGGATCCCGACCTGCACGTGGTCGACGCCAATGGCGTCCCCGTCAGTGGCGGGCTCGTCTGGACCTACATCGCCGGGACGACGACGCCCACGCCGACGTACACCGATGTCGGGTTAACGGTCCCCAACACCAACCCGATCGTGGCAGGCAGTGATGGGCGGTTCGTCGCGTTTCTCACGGGCGGCATTTCCTACAAGTTCGTGTATGAAATGCCAGCCGTGCCACCGGCTCACGGCGCCGTGCTCGCCACGCGCGACAACATCCTCGCGGTCACCACGATCGTGCCGGGCTCCGGCGGCGGCATCACGCAGATCACGGGCCTCACGGGCACGGTCAATGATTTCCCGCTGATTCCCGGCTGTTCGGTCCTGTACTGCACCAACTCCGGAGTGCCGCTGACGATCACGGGATTGTCTGGCGGGGTGTCGGGGCAACGCCTCACAATTATCGCGCTAGGTGCCCAAGTCAACCTAGCGCCGAGCAATAGTGGTTCGCTCGTGGCGAATCGGTTATTAAATTGGGCCACGGCGGCTCCGACCGCGCTCGCCCGTTCGGTCGTGACCTGTGGTTCAGCGACGTACATTTACGATGGTACTTTGATAAACCGCTGGGAGTTAGTCGCGCACGACCAAGGCGAATGGATCACGCCCCCATTCAATGCGGCCGATTTTACGGCTACTGGTGGCGGTGGCACATGGACGGTCGCCTCCGGCAACATCGGCGCGATGAGCTACAAGTTAACGGGGCGCATGATCTTTATCGTGTTTCAGATACTCACAACGACGGTCGGTGGGGCGCCAACTGCACTAAATATCTTTAACGGTCAGTTTGGTGGCCATAAGCTCCTGACTAACGCATATTTCGCCATTGGATTTACGACGGATTCAGCCGGATTCCCGTACGTCGCCATCCCACCAGCCGGTCCGCCGGGGGCGAACTACCTGAATATTATGAAAGGGTCTAACGGCACCTTTGCGGCTGGGTCATTGTTCATCTATGGGTCGTGGTTCGGCGAAGTGGTCTAAGAGAAGGGATGCGATGTTATGAGTGTGGGACTCCCCGTTACCAAGAACGAGATCGACCAGCGCGCCGGCGACACTGCGCGGAACTTTCAACGCGCCTTCGAAGATGTCGCGACGCTGCAAACCTTTCTCGCGAGCACCGCCGACCCCGACCTGATCGCGCTCGGCTACACCGCCGGGGAAGTCGCGACGCTGAAATCGGCCTATGCCGATCTCACACAGCTCGGGACGATCTGGACCGGGAGCGCCGCCTTGCCCGCGGCGAAAGATTTCCGCGCCTTCGTGCGCCTCTTGTGGGGCGTCGGCGCGTTCTAAATCACCGGGGAGAGTGACGCGAGTGCGTGCGCGAGCCGATCCACGAGCGCACGCAATTCGCGGATCTCATCGTGGTCCTGCTTGATCCGCTGTTCGAGCCGTTAGTCGAAGGTGGATCGTCTCCTCGCGAATCTTCAGCACATCCTCGACGCGCCGCAACTCCGCCTGCCATAGCTCGCGATCGAAGTTCGTCACCGATCCCCCTTTGCTTGAACTCATCGGCTCACCTTGGTAATCGGCCCATGATGGCGAAGCCCTGCCAGAACACTCCGGTGAGCAGCGCGATGACGACCCCCATCATCCACGTGAGCAACAGCAACCGACTGTCGATCGACGCCAGTCGACTTTCGTAGCCGGCGACTTCCTCGGCGGCCCGCAAGGCTTTCTCCGCGTTGCCGGGGTCGAGTAACGCATCATGCAGCGCGCCAAGACGAAGGCTCATTGTCTCTCCTCCACTACCATGCCAGCGGCGCTTTCAGATCCACGAGATCTTCAAGGCCGGCGATCTTGTCGCCATGCGTGTGGCGGTCCCAATCATCGGGCCGTTCGTTCAGGGCCACAAACACCGTGGTCCGATCCTCGTCGGTGATCTTCCATGTGAATTTCCCAGTGGGCGTGTGGACGCACACGACCCACCGCCATGTGTCGGTGGGCGATTTCGCGGTCGCCGCCGGCGCCACGTGCGCGGGAAAGTGCGCGCACAACAACCGCAAGAGAAGATTGCGCTCGTACAAGATTTCGTAGCGATTGCGCCGCGCCGCATCACGTTGCGCGGTCGCCGACGACCGCCGGCCGCGGGGTGGCGGGGTGGTCATGCCTGCGGTCCCAAGGTATAGCGGCCTTTCCTGACCCGCACGAACCGGCCGGATTTCAATCCACTCTGCATCGTGGAGACGACGTTCGAGGCGCCCGTCTTCGTCGCCTGCATCAGTTCTTTGAGACTCGATTCGCCGTGGGCCTGCAGGTACGCATGCACACCATCCACGACGCGTCCACCGATCCGCTTGCCTGCGCGGTGGCCCTTCAAGATGGCGCTCCCCTTCCGGCGTGCCTTCATCAGCCGCGCTTGTTTGGCGCGACGGGCCGGCGTCCATGAGGCTTTGACGGCATTCCTGTGGCGCTCGTGGCGCTCGGCGAGCAGTGTATCGATCGTCAGCGCGTCGGCCGCCGGTGCCTCGTGAGGCTTCGTGGCGACGATCGGCCAGTGCCCGTTCCCGGTCCCATAGGTGCGCAGTGGCGCCTTCAGGAGTTGCGGCGCGGTCGGACTCAGAAAGAGTTCCGGCCATTCGCGATGGTAGATCCCTAACTCCTGTTCGATCGCGGCGACCTTCTGCGCGACGCCGGCCGCGGCGAACGCGTGCAATTCGGCTTTATTCATTCGCTCTCCATCCCCCCTCGTGTGGTACGTGCGTGTGGCGTGTTAGCGGCGGCGCTTCTTGCGAGGCTTCGGTGTGGCCTCCTCCTTCAACGCGCGCCCCTTGATCGTCTGATAGGTCACGTCGGCGGCATGCACCTGTTCGACGTTGTAGCCGGCGCCTTCGAGTATCGCCAGTACGGTCCAGTACGACGTGACGCCGAGCCCTTTGAAACAGCCGATTTCGTGCGCGCGGTCGGCCAGATCGCCCAGCGTCGTAATCTGCATCTGCTGAATGACGCGATTCAGTTTGGCCGCGGCCATCGGATGCGGACAGCCCAGCCGGCCGAGGCTCCAGCGGTTCCACTGGTGCCGCCCGATCACCAGCAACGGCCGGTGGTCGTGTGTCGCAAAGCCCTGACCAAGAATGCGGGCGTGCGTGGTGGGGTCCACAAATGTCGCGGGCGCTTGTGTGGGCTTCATCCGCGCTTTTTGGTGGAGGCCGCGGGCGCCTTCGTCCACGTCACAATCAGCTCCACGATCTTTTGTTTCATCGTGATGCCTTCGAGCGCCGCCTTGCTCTTGGCCTGTTTCCAGACCCCATCGTCAATGTGTCGAATCACAAAACTCGCCATCGGTTTTAACCTGTCTCCCTTTCGCTATTCACGGTCACCCATCCCGTCTCACGTGGTCGTCACGAGAACCCGATCAGCTCGCCGGTGAGCTTCATCAGTTCACCGATGGTTTCGTGCGATTTCTGCAACGCCTCATTCGCGCGACGCAGGGCGGCGATTTCGTCACCCTGCGCGTCCCATAACTGCAGATGCAGCTCGTAGATCTTGCGCGCAATCGCGCGTTCCCGGTCATCCATCGATGTCTCCTTCGCTATCAAGATAATCAACATCACGGCCCGCGGTCAACATCACGTCCCACGTGGTGGCGGACGTGATGTGGCGAGTGGCGTCTAGGTGTCGGGCTGCACGCCTTCATCCATCAGACGATTGAGCAGGTGCAGCGCGGCCCGGTTGGCGTCGATCGCGCTGACGATCGCATCGTCCGCGGCGCGTGCCGCCTCGTCGGTGCGGGTGCGCGCGACCCGGATCGCGTTCAGGGCTTGATCGTGCGCGTTGAGGATGGCGTGAATCTGCACGCGGATCTCGTGTTCGGTCATGTGGCTCTCACTTCAGCAGCGTCACCAGACCCGAAAACAGCGCGGTCATGAAGCCAAGGATCACGAGGTTCCACTTAATGATGTCGGCTTGCATCCGACCCATGTCCGCGTGAAGTTCCGAACGGAGTTCTCGAAGATCCGCCTTGGTGGCGAGTTGTTCGTAGTCCTGAACCCCCATCACCGAGGTGGCCGCGGCCCGTGCGGTGCCTTCCTCAAGTCCCGCTTTCAGGAGTGCCGTGTAGAGTTCTGCGATCTGTGTCATGGGACGGCCATGAAGAACTCTGTTTAATTCCTCAGCACTCAACCCAACCTCGGCTGCGATGCTTTCTGCGTGATTCCGTGCATATTTTTTCAAATCAGCGGCGGTATCGGCCATCGTCTGTTCGTCCTTTTACACGGAGCCGAATGGGGGGGTGGTCTCGTCGGGGATCGCGTCCTCGTCTTGGGGCGGCCGTTCGATGTTGAGGTCCAGTACGACGCCGCCCGAGAATGCTTTCCGCAGGACACAGAAATCGGACGTCTTGAACGTCGTCATCGTCGTCGCCGCCGCATGAATCGCCTCCCACTCGTCGCGGGTGTCGATAAACTCGTTGATCCGATGGCCCGAGAGCGGAACCACCGGGTGGGCCTCCAGAAAGTCCGCCAGTTCGCGCAGTCCGTGAATCGTCATCTCGCGTTCAGTCATGGGTCTGGTCTCCTGTCACGTGGTTGTCGTGTGTAATTGGGCGTCATGGCTCCACAGCGTGGCGAATCGCAACCTTAGCTGTCAAGGTTACGTACCACGTCGTGGTCTAGGTGATGCGCCGGGATGATCTGTTCGCAGTATTCGCAGGCCGTACAGGCCATGAACGGCCGCGCCACTTCACGGGTCGGGATTGGCAGGTCACGCCGGTGGAACGCGGGGGCGAACGGCACCTCGATAGTCCCGTCCGTCACGAGTTCGAGCACGCCGCCGCAGCGGGGGCAGCTCACCGCTTCACCACGAGGTAACCATCGCGATTGCGTTCGCGCTGCGCATCGCACGTGGCCATCGCGTGTTCCGCCGCGCCGTTGATGTAGTGGCGGCTCGCATCGGGCTTCTCGGATTCGCGCCGGATCAGGTCGAGCGCGTGCATCAGGTCGGCGATAATGTGATCCGCGTTCGTCATGACGCCAGCTCCGCGAGCGCCGAGGCCGCCGTGCGCTCGATATCGCTCCACTTGTGCATCCGCCACAAGTCGGCCGTGATGCTCTGGTGCAGGGCGCCTTGCCGCACGAGCTTGGGGTTCAGTCGTGCGGGCGCTCCGTGGACGGGGGAAGGGCAGGCTTAGCGGCCATGTTTGTCAACGCCAGTCCAATCTGACCGGCAACCAATGTGGCTAGAGTGACGCTCCCCACAGTGAGAACAGGTGTCGCGGTTATCTGGCCTCTCCACGGGTGCGGCCTCGGCTGAGGTGGCCTGCTCTTTGAGCTGGCGCGCCGTCTTCTCCAACTGTTGCGCCGCGCCGATCATCTGGTCGGCGATCGCCTGTTGCTCGGTTCGTGTCATTAGCCTTTTCTCCGCATCTCATACCCACGATCGCGCTCGGCTTTACTGACGTTCGTGGTGGGATAGTGAACCGTCCAACTGTGATCGCCGTGTGTGTCACAGACGGCCAGACAATCCCACGTCGGCGTGTTGGCCGGATGTGCCTTACACCAGTCGCACGCGCAACCGCCGTCGATTGGCGTGGCAAGGTCCGCCGGTATCCGCAGATAAATCGTCACGCGATCGTTGGCGTCGCGTCGCACGTCGATGACCGGCCAGCCGTTTCCGATGTTCGTTGTCATGAGCTAGATAGTAATCAACGTAATCTTGATTGTCAACATCACGTCCCACGTGGTTGTGGCGTGTGGGCCGCAGCGCCGGTCGTTCGCAGCGCCAGTCGTTCCCAGCGCCGGTCGTTCGCAGCGCCGGTCGTTCGCAGCGCCGGTCGTTCGCAGCGCCGGTCGTTCGCAGCGCCGGTCGTTCGCAGCGCCGGTCGTTCGCAGCGCCGGTCGTTCGCAGCGCCGGTCGTTCGCAGCGCCGGTCGTTC